ACGGCGGGAGTTACCTCCTTGATCCTGAAACAGGCGTGCGTACTCTGATCGAGCGGACGCTTCCACCACAACCATCACAGGGAACATCCGATGGCACTGCTACTACGCAAACGCCTGATCGTGATCGAGACGGAGTCAAGCTACGGGACGGATCCAACTCCGGACGGGGCAGACGCCGTTCTCGTAAGGGATCTGAGCATCACTCCACAGAGCAGTGATGTTGTTAGTCGCGACCTGATTCGCCCTTACCTTGGAGCTTCTCAACAGCTCTTGGCCAACACTCGTGTTGAATGCACTTTCAGCGTTGAGCTTGCTGGTTCTGGAGCGGCAGGAACCGCTCCCCAGTACGGCAAGGCCCTCAAAGCCTGCGGCCTTTCTGAAACTGTGGTCGCCAACACTTCCGTCAAGTACGAGCCAGTTAGCGCAAGCTTCTCTTCAGTCACCATCCACTACAACATTGATGGTGTTCGCCACAAGATGACTGGCTGTCGCGGCAGTGTTTCGCTGACCGCGAATGTTGGTGAGATTCCTACTTTGGATTTCACTTTCACCGGCATTTACAACGCTCCTGACGACACGGCGATCTTGACGCCGACTTACGCCAACCAGGATGATCCGCTGCTGTTTAAGAACGGCAATACCAGCAGCTTCCAGCTGTTGTCTTATGCGGGCGCTCTCCAGAGCTTCACCTTCGATCTTGGCAACACAACGACTTATCGCGAGTTGGTTGGTGGCACCAAGGAAGTGTTGATCACTGACCGTGCGGCCTCTGGTTCAGTTTCTATTGAGGCTGTTGCTCTTGGCACGAAGGACTACTTCGCAGCTGCTGTTGACGATGACGCTGCTCTGGGCAACCTTCAGTTCACGCACGGCAGCACTGCAGGCAACATCGTTCAGTTCACCTCTAGCAAGGTGGATATCGGAGATGTCTCCTACGGTGATTCTGACGGCATTGCGATGCTCGAGATCCCCTACACCTGCATCCCTGACGCTGCAACTAACACTGAGTTCGACCTGATTTACACCTAAGCTCTACAACAGCTGCGTCGAGAGGGAGCCTTTGCGGGCTCCCTTTTTTTGTGTATGCTGAGCCGGCTTATCCAATTACCAAATGGCTTTTGTTCGTAAGAAGGTAAAAACCTTCAAGTGGCCTGTTGAAGTTAAAGAGCCTAGCGAGACGAAGCCTGGAAAATTTGATAGTCATGAGTTCACCGCTGTATTCAAGCGCGTGTCTCGATCGGTAATTACCGATATGGCCGATCAGGATGAGAACGAGCTGCTCGAGCTGATTCTGGCTGGATGGGAGGGCATCGAAGAAGAGGATGGAACTCCCATTGTGTTTGACAAGAAAACACTCAAAGAGTTTGCAGATGATCCGTATTGGATTAAGGCTGTGATCAACGCTTACACCAACACTTACAACGAGGCTGAGTCGGGAAACTGAGAGATGCCGCCATTTATTGGGCAACTGGCGGCAAGCGAGTAGAAGACAAGTCGCACGATGATGCTGCGGCTTTTGGGTTGCAGCTGCCGAAAAAGAAGAAAGAGGAGCCAGAGAACTTTGAAGTGTGGGAAGAAAACTGGGAAGCAGTCACGATGTTCCTGCGAATGCAGACGCAGTGGACTACGTCTATGGCCGGCTATGTCGGCCTGAAATACGAGGTGCTGCTGGGTTCCGGCGGCTTATTTGACCTATACAATGTGGAAGATCGCCGCGACGTGCTGGAGCGCCTTCAAATCCTGGAGGCAACGGCCCTATCCGAACTGAGGAAACGCTCTGATGGCAAAGGCAATTGAGACGCTTTCCATCCAGCTCAAGTTCAAGGATGCCGGCAGCCAAGCTGTAATTGAGAAGCTAAAAGGCAGCCTGAAAAGGCTCGAGTTAGGGGCTTCTGGTGCAAAGCCTAGGATTGCGTCACTGCGAAAAGAAATACTTGCGCAAGGGAATGCAAGCATTAAGAGCGTTGCAAATATAAATGCACAACGCACTGCCTTGATGGGCTTGCGTGATGAAGCAAAAATTGGCGGTGAAACTTTCAAAAAATTAACTGCAGATATCAAAAAACTTGACGCACAGCTGGGCAAGACTTCTAAGAAGTCTGGCGGCATGGGCGCTCGAAGAGCGACTCAAACGGCTGGTGCAATTATTTCCGGTGGCATTTTTGGCGGCCCTGAAGGTGCCATTGGCGGCGCTCTTGGCGCTCTTGGCGGAGTAGAGGGTGCGTTTGCTGGAGCGGCTATTGGTGCGCAGATTGGAATGCTGCGTCAAAGTGTTGGCGAAATGGCCAACTATGCAGCCAGCATTGAAAAAGCAAAGATTGCACTTAGTGGAATCCTGCCCAACCAGAACGATTACAACTTCGCTCTGCAAGTTGCAGGACAAGCGACGAGGGAGCTAAACGTTCCTCAGGAGCAGTCAATTAGGGGCATCACTCGACTCTCTGCTGCGGTTACTGGCGCAGGCGGCCCTGTTCAAGATGCAGCAACAACATTTAGAAACGTCACTGCTGCAATCAAGGCGACTGGCGGCAGCTCTGAAGATGTCCGGGGTGCCATCACTGCGATGGTGCAAGTGTTCAGCAAAGGAAAAGTTTCTGCAGAAGAACTCTCTGGTCAGTTGGGCGAGCGCTTGCCTGGTGCCGTGACGTTGTTCGCCAAGGCGAACAAGATGACTCTTCCTGAGCTTCAAAAGAACTTAAAGGCTGGCACGGTGGGCCTTAATGAACTGATGAACTTTATTGTTGAGCTTGGCAACAAGTACAATGCCACTGCAGAAAAAATCTCTGACTCAAATGCAGAGGCTGGCGCAAAGCTTGCCGTGGCAGTTCAAGACATGCAGGCGGCTGTTGGTGCAGCATTGATTCCAATCGGAGCACAATTCCAAGCTGCGTTCGCAGAGTTTATTAGAGAAATAACTCCTCATCTTGTTACATTCTTGCCTAAAATTGGCAAACTTTTCCTTGCGCTAGCTAAAAATCTTGACACTCTTGCGGTTGCGGCCATTGCTGCGCTTGGCGCTATTGGTGCCGCTAAGTTTGTTGCATTAGCAAAGGCAGTTGGTTTAGTTACGGGCGCTGTAACTGTTTTAAAAGGTGCATTTGTTGCTCTTGGATTAGCGAATCCATTCACAGCAATTGCAGTCACCGTTGGAATAATGGCTGGCCATATTCATAATGCAGCTAAAGAGCAGAAGCGGCTTAACATGTTAATTAGAGAGGGCACTAAGGCGCAGGTCCAGCCTGTGTTGACGCAGAAAGAGCAGGAGCTTGATGCGCTTTTAGAGCAGAAAATAAAACTCGGTGGCAGGACTGATCAGCTAGGCGCTCAATTCCAACCTGGCGGTCAAAAGTTTATAGAAGAGCAGCAACTTAGGCAGACAATAGCGGATCTACGAGAAAGGCTAAAGGTTGCTTCTTACGACGAAACTCAAGGCGCAGATCTTGATTTAGGTCTTCTACCAAGGTTTAAATACGACCCGGTAACAGAAGAGGACGGTGGTGATGGCGATAAGTCTTTGGCTCGCCGCATTGAACAGGCGCAAAGACTTGAGCAGCGATCTGCAGCGCAGCTAAGGATTGGTCAAGCGCAAGGAGCCATTGGCCGCCTGCTGGCTCAGCAGGATAATCAGCGAGCAGCCTTGCAGGAAAGAATCAACAAGCTTTTAAGCGAGGGGAAAGATGCAGAGGTCGTAAGAGCGACAAATGCAGCAAAAACTTTGCAAAGTCAAGCGCTGGCCGCACAGCTTCAAAGCAAAGTCACGGACTTAGCTAAAAAAGCACTGAAGCCATTCAAGGACAGCTTGCAAGCAATAAAAGACAAGATCGCGGCTGACAAGAGATATGAAGAGCTAATCAAGAAAGGGATTAATCCTGAGCGAGCAAAAGAAATTGTCAAAATTGAGCAGCTCAAGAAGAAGAGTCTTGAGCATTTAGATGTTTTGATTGATGGGCTTAGGGTGAGAGTTGCTGGCAAGGACGCTACGCAGGCTGAAATTGACTTGCTGGATCAATTAATCAAGAAGCGCCAAGAAGCTGAAGAAGTTGACCCAGAGGAAGCAACAAAACCTCTTGACAAAGCAAAAACTGAGTTTGAACAGTTCCAAGAAGTCTTCAAAAAGGGCCTTGAGGACATGATGAATGTCGGGCCCAAGCTGGCCAATGTTGCCCTAGAGGCAATTACTGGCGTTGCAGACGGTCTTGTGGACATGATTGCAACCGGCCAGGCAAACTTCAAAAAATTTGCATCAGAGATTTTAAAAGATATTGCCAAGATTATGATGCGTGCTGCATTGGCTAATGCTGTTAAAAGCATTTTTAATGTCAGCGCAGACGGCAATGTAATTCAAAGCGGTCAAATCAAGCCTTACGCCAAGGGTGGGATTGTCGCTGCGCCGACGTTGTTCCCAATGAAGGGCAACAATATTGGGGTCATGGGCGAGGCCGGACCAGAAGCGATTCTCCCTTTACGTCGTGGTCCTGACGGAAGGCTTGGCGTTGAGAACACTGGTGCATCACGGATGAATGCCGCGATGTCTCGTTACTCACGAAACGGTGTTGCACCAGGCCAAATGACTGATGCAGATGGAATGCCTGCTGCTGGTGGAATGGTTGGCGGCAGCGCACAGCTTGATGTGCGATACAACGTCGAGCGCATCAACAATGTTGACTATGTGACTGCTGCTGAGTTCGAACAGGGCATGTCGCAGGCTGCCAAGCGTGGCGCAGAGCTTGGTCGACGCAATGTCTACAGTGACCTAGTCAATAAGCGCAGCATTCGCAGCAGGGTTGCATTATGACGATTCAAGCGATTACTACGTTTATAAGGGTCTTCGACACCAACAACGTTCAGCGATACCTATTTCAGAACAGCAAGACTGATGCCAATATTTCTTATCAGCCTGATGAGGCGAGTTGTTTTGACGGGAGCACTGCTTCGCTCTCATACCCATATCTGCCTTTTATTTACAACGGTGCCACCAAGAGCAACGCTGGTGACAACTTAGAAAGCTTTTTGACGCTTGCAGTGAATGAGTTGAGTTTGTCTCGTGCTCATGAGTTCGTGGAGAACTCCTACAGCGTTGAGGTGTTTACGGTCTTGATGGATGCCGAAACTTTTGCTGCCAACAGAACATTGACTGTTGAGTGCTGGATGGTTTCAGGCATGACTTATGACGTAGAAGGTGTGCAGCTGCGCTTGAGCACCGCTATTGACGCGATTGCATCAGTCACACCTAACAAGGTCTTAAGGACTGAAATGGTTGGAGCTTTGCCAGTGTCCTCTCGAATCAGCAACGCTTGAAGGAGCCCTATCGCTTAATCGGCTTGCCTTACCGGCTTGGAGCGGTGCCTGAGAAGCACGGTGCGGCTGATTGCCTCAGTCTGGCTATGGCCGTGCAGGCTTGGCATGGCGTGGAGATGCCTGTACCTCAACGCTCTTGGTACAGGCGCTTACTGCGCAAGGACTTTTCAATTTTCCGAGAGCAGTTAGAGCTATGGGGCGAGGAAACAGATGCCGCTAAAGTGGGCACACTCGGGCTAATCCATTCTGTTGATAGCAGCTTTGGATTGGCTTCTTTCTATGAAGGCGGATGGCTGCAATTCAAGGACCATCGGGTGACATGGATCCCCTGCAGCGCTCTTACTCCCGTCGCGCT